CAGGACTTACTTCTACTATAAAATTATTTAAATGAAAATCTATATTGTTAGGATCCCATGAGTCAACACTACCTAATTCTAATACTTCGTTAAATGTATAAACCATAGAGTCCATAACTGGACCAGTGTAACTTACTACATTTATTTGAGTACCTACATAATATTGTTGATTTGTTTCTGTGATTAAACCACCATTAGGAGTGTTTTGAAGAAATGACATATGTTAACTTTTTTGATTTTGATCAATAGTAGCAGCTTGTCCAGCGGCAGCTTGAATTATAGATGGATCTCGTATTACTACTCCAGCGTAAGCTAGTATTTTAAGTATAACCTCTGATTGTTCAGTATCATCTATTTCAAAATTTACTGAACCTGTAGAAGGGAAAAAAGGACCTGTAGCACCTGGACTACCATCCCATATATATTGACCTTGTGATCCTACTTCATAAGCCCATATAACATCTTTTGGTTTTCTTACATAAGATATTTGAACATCACTAGTTATTTCTTCTGGGTACACGTAAGTTCTTATACACTCTGTACATAAGTTTGTACCTGGATTTAAAGGATCAGGAATTGTAACATTACCTTCTTGTATATACATTGGATAATTTGTTGTAGGTCTAGTTAGTTTAGACATATACAAGTGTAAGTATTGACCTCTGTCAGTTCCTTGTATTGCCTGTTCATTTTTATACATAATAGTACCTATTCTATGAACATCTTGCGGCATATAAAAATAAGGATCAATACCACCAGGGTTATAATAAGTAGCAGTTCCAAACGTTTTAAATATAGATATTTTTTCTTCTATATTATCTACTCTGTCTGCATACTCGTCTTGATAACCAGGTAATCTTAATTGTTGATTTAGATCTTCAAAATACTGCTCAAATATTTCTAATTGTACTTGAGTAGCTATTTTGTTAAATTCGTTTGGCGTGATATAACCTCTTTGCTCTTTGTTAAGGATTAATAATACAGTTTGATAAACTGTGTTTACGTTTATAGCCATATATATACATTTAAAAAGAGGCCACCAAGCGTAGCCTCTTAATGATTATAATCACTTGTTATTTTAGTTTTTTCTCTATAGATTTATAAACTTCTACGCCTTCATCTGTTTTAAACCACGCAGCTATAGCTGAATATGGATTTTCGTCAAAAGGAATTGTCATTAGTTTTTTACCATTACTACCCCAAGCGAAGGTTCTTTGATCACCAGATAGTTTTATAATATTAGCTTCAGTAGCTTTAATAGCGAAGTTTCTAAGTTCAACATTGTCATCATTAACTAATTCTAAGAACAAAACAGAATTATTTTTAGCAAATAATAATAAATCTCTTTTTATCTCCTTAGAACTCATCTCTGATACGCTAGAACCTATTTCAACTCTTAATATAGCTTCCATGTGATCTAAATCTAACTCTCTTGCTATATTTAAAGCTTCTATTTGATATTCAATATCGCTAAGTTCATCTTCAGCTATTTCTACTACATCTAACTCTCTATATCTTTTATTTCTTTCTGGATGATAAAGTGATAATAGTTTCTGTAAAGATTGATTTTCCTTTGGCACATGTAATGTACCATTTTGAAAAATTATATGTTGTAATGTAGCCATTCCATTTTGCTCATCAACAAAAGGACTAGCCATATTAGTAGCATATCGTAATTCCCTTTGATGTCCTTTTTCTTCATCAAACCACATAAGCGGAAACCGTCTAGTATGCTTTGATCTTAAAGTGTATGTCAAAGGTGAATAATCATTTGTAAGGTAATAGTTTCTATCTTTTACCTCCCATTTTGTTTTTTCTTTCATAATATAATATAATATAATTGTTTGTTTATTTATTTAAGCCTGACTAAAAAATTCTTTAATTATTTTAGCAGCCGTCATTGCTTGTGGCTCATTTAAAATAGTGTTACCTATTACAGCATATCGCTCATCTTCATCTTCACTAGCATTATAGTGCTCCATAATACTTCCAGTTCCATCAAGTCCTAACGCCTTGTCAAGATCTTTTCTTATGTCACTTGCCTCAGGTCTATTATCGCCTTGATACTTTAAATACGCTGGCCACCATTTTGAAACCTCTCCACTTTCATCTATGTTAAAAGCATCACTAGGAATACTAGGTGCACTAGCTTTCTTAGCAGCTTCTTCTGCAGCTTTTCTAGCTGCTTCTATTTCTTCTGCTAGTTTCTGTGTTCTTTCTTCAATAGCTTGTTGCTGCTCTTCATACAATGTAGCTTGCTTATCCGTGCAATTTGCTATAGCGTCACTTTGCTCATTAAATACAGCGTCTAGTGCTTTTGCTACATCTTCAGAGTTTCCACCTCCACCAATTTCTTGGTAAGTGCTATCTGCTTGAAAAAAACTTTGAACATTACCTCTAACGTAGCTTCTTAATATACCATACCAACCAGGTAAAACATATTCATCACTAGATCCAATTGGACTTGTGTACTCAGTTTCAGTACTACCTGAAGCTACTGAAGGCATTGTAGCGCCTAATCCAGCATTTTTAAAACCTAATCCACCTATTAAATTTGTAAACTTTGGTTCAAGTCCTTGAACTGCACTAGGGTTAAATTGATAACTAAAATCTATATCAGAATTACCAATTTTATTCATTCTATCAGTTGTATAAATAGCAGCATCAATAAAAAGTTGATTAATTAAAGCTGAACCATCAACCTCTCTTTTAATCGCTAAATTAAAGTTTGATCTTTCATCTGCTGTTATTTTTCCTTCTTTTTCTAATATATCCATAGTCTTCGTAAGAAGCTGCTCAACACCTGTTTGCTGATTTTTCAAATGACAAACTGAAAGACCTACAATTGCACTACCATCTGCTAATTCAGCTGCCATACCAAAACCATGCATTAAATCAATGTTAGGATTAGCTATCCACTGCTTAACAGGAGGAAACATAAAATTATTTGTCCTGTTTTGCTGTGCATATTGATCTGCTGCTTGTTGTGGAGTGGGCGCGTAATTGTTTGCAATTTTTACATTTATTTTTCCCATAATTTATTTTTTTAAAAATCCCCTCTAAAAAAAGAGGGGATTAATTATAAATTTACATTATTTATTTACGGTCCTTCTGTTGTAACATCCAACCATAAGTATTGGTGTTTATGTTCAATTATTATTCCTTTTTCATCTAAGTTTTTTGAAATAAGATAATCTCTGTAAACATTTCTTGTTGCAGCACAGCAAGCTGCAGAGTCACAAACTACACCAATTTCAGGCCATGTAAAAGTATTACCAGCATCAATAGCTTTTGAACACTCATTCTCTAAAGCTTCTGATTCAGCTGTAGCTTGATCTTTAATAGTGTTGATTTCCTCTTCAAGAGCCTCAGCACTATCTGGATCTGTCACTAGTGGACAAATAGCAGTTTTCTCTGTATAAGGTATGTTATCTTCTTGTTGATCAGTTAACGCTTGTTCTAGCGCAGCTGTACCAAATTTAGAAGCGTCATACGTTACATATGTTTCTTCCTGTGTACCTAAATCAGGATACCCATATTTAATAGGTGCTGCAGCAATAGCCTTATAAGCAACTCTCATTTGGTATCTCCATACACACTCAGGACTAGTTATAAATCTTTGTACTGACCATATTTCACTACCACCATCTTGCTTTGTAAAGTCAAGAAGTGTTCTCTCAAATTGAGCTTCACCTATTTTTGCGCTTACATAGTTAGATAAATCTAAAAATACTGAAGTGCCGTTTGTCTTGTTTATTCTTAATGCTCCCATAATTTAAAATTTTAAAAGGTTAATAAATTATGCTACGAACAATACGAAGTTATTAGCAGCTTGTACACATAGACATCTTTCAGATAAGTAATGAACTTCCATAGCATCTAAAGACGATGTATAAGCACCACCAACAGAACCAGTAATCCATGACTTCATTCTTCTATCATCAGTCTCAGAAGCTCTATATCTTACATGTAAGAAAGGTCTTCTGATATTTGATCCTAACATTTGATCGTAAACAGTTGAAGTACCTGCAGGTATTAATACACCTTTGATGTTGTCAACCATTCCTCTAGTAGAAGCATCGTTAAGATATTTCCAGTCAGTTTTATAAAAGTCATAAGAACCTCTTCTAAAACCAGAGAAACCAAAGTTAAGTGCCATTTCAGCTTCGTTGTCAAATAAACCATAAGAAGCAGCGCTTGTGTTGTTATAACCACCACCAGCTTGAGCAGCAATCATATCATCAAAATCAAGAGCAGTAGCTCTGTCTAAGAATAACATGTTTTCTTCAATAGCTCCTTGTAAGTCTAATTGTTGTAGTATTTGATCGAAATCACCTAATGCTCCAGCACCTGGGTTAGCAGCACCTGCAAAACCAGCATATACGTTTCCTCTTTCTTCAAGAGCAGCAAACATACCTTGTGTACCTTCACCTGAGCTAGCAAGACCGTTAGTAGCAACACCAGAACCGGCAACTGCTCTTTCACCTTCAACCATAGCCATCTCTAAGTAATCTTCATATCTTAGTCTAGTTTCAGACTCAGCTTTCATATACCATAAGAATCCAGATGTTCCGTCTTCTGTAGCAACTTCAACCCAACCGATCTGAGCAGTGTCAGAACCATTAACTAAATACTTATCTTTAATGATAATTGGTTTGTTTGAAAATTGAGTAAATGAAGGAGTAACTGATCCATCCATACCTAATGTACCTTTTGCAAAGTCAGAACCGTAAACAAACATTTTTAAGTTTACATTGTTCAAAGCAGCAAAGTTTGGTGCAGTATAACATACAGCATCAAAAGTAAATACACCAGGGTTGCCTGGGTTAGGAGCAGATATAATTAAACCTTTCAATGTTAATCCAGAAGCTGGATCAAAAACAACGATAGTTTGATTAACTCTTACTACTACTTCATTACCAGCTGGAACGTTTACTGTAAATGTAGCTGCATTAGCAACGTCTATTTTACTTACATTTTCGTATCCAACGTGTAGTCTATTTTGTTCTGACCAAATAACCTGATCAGATGTCATAGGCATTTCAGCGCCTACCATTCTTAAAAATCCAGATAATGTTCTATTACCGAATCTTTCTACTTCTTGTTCGTACAATTCAGGTAGATATTGCTGAGCAAAGTCTGCAAAATCTCCAGCTGAACCAGGATCTGTCCACTGTAGATAGTTAGTAGATAATACTGACTGATCTTGAGTTGGGATTAATCCTGCATTTTGTACTGTAAAATTCCCTAAAGGCATAATTTTAAGTTTTTATTTTCGTTTTATTTTTAGTTTAGAACTATCTACGCCACTAATAGCTTTTACTTTTAATCCATTTAAATAAACGCTGTCCGCAGGAGCTGATGTCCTAGGTTCAGTATTTATATTTTTAGATTTAGCAACAACATCTTTAACAGCATCGGCTTTACCTTGCTCATAAAAATGTTGCGCTATAGTATCAGCATTTCTAGCTGCATACATAGCTTTATGATAGCCTTTGTAATCTACAACTTCTCCTTTATCGTTTAAGAACTTCTTAACTACATTTGAAATATCAGATTGTGCATTAGCAACATCACTTGTATTTGAAACACTATATCTAAATTTTTTATCTCCTACAGCGAAGTCAAAACCTTTGAATTCTTCAGAGAAAAATTTGTTAGTATTTGTTTTAAAATTTTCGTGTTGTTGTCTTGCTATCTCTTGTTCTTGTTTGAACTTGCTAAAAAACTCATTTGCTTTTTGCATCTCATTGTTTACCGTAGGCCTCGACTTGATTTCTTGGTAATATTCTTTTTTGAGATTTTCTAAAAAGTTTCTAGCTTTAGCAACTTCTTCTTTTTTAGCGAGTCTTTTTTTACGTACGGCTCGCTCTTCGTCGTAATCTTCATCCACCTTAAATTGTTCTTCCATTAAAAAATCAACTTCTTCACGATCTAAATGTGGCTTAGTCTTTTTGTAATATTCATATAATAAAGCATCTTCATTTATGTTAGAGTAATCAGCGTTTAATCTAACATAATCTTCTACAGTACCTCCTGTATCTGACATAAACTTTACTAGTTTGTCAACACCTTCAGGTAATGTAGGTTCTTCTTTAGCTATTACAGGTTCAGGAGTATTATTAACTTCTTCTTGTTCTTCAATTACCTCCTGTATAATAGGTGTTTCTACTTCTTGTTCGGTAGGTTTTTCTTCTTCGTGTGTTTGTCCCACTTCTTGCAATCCCACGTTTTGTTCTTCTTTCTTCTCATCAGACTGTAACACAACCTCCTCTGTTTTTTGCTCTGGAACGGCATTTTCTTCTTTTGCTTTATTTAAATCTAACTTTACTGGCTCTTTTTGACTAGTTAACTTTCTAGGTCTGCCAGGTTTTTTCTTCATTTTAAATTCCCCTTCTTGAGGAACCTCTTCTTTTTTTTCCATAATATAATATATAATTTTACATTGACATATCGTCAGTACTAATTGCTGAACCTAAATCCATAGATCCAACATTTTCATTTTGGTTTACAAAATCTTTTGGTAATAAATTATTTTTTCTTTGGTCTATCATATAACTTTGTTGAGTTCCTGATAGTTTAGTTCTTTGATCTTTTCTATTTTCTATCATTTCTTCTCTAGCCAAACCTTTCTGTACATCAACTTGAGCTAACTGCATGTCAAATCTAAACTTTTGTTCAGCTAATGTCATCTTATGACCCATCTCAGTTTCTAATCTTTGTAAGTCTAATTGAGCTTTACCAGTTTCTAATTGTAACTCTGTTTGTGCTATTGCTTCTCTTTTTTGAACTTCAGCAAGTGCAGACGCTTCAGCTTGTTGAGCGTTAGCTTGAGCTTGAGCTTGTAGCATTTGTTGTTGCTGTCTATTATCTTCAGCGGCTTTTTGTTTTTGTTTAAGCTTTAACATTTGATTAGCTAGTCTTAAATTACTCACCTGCCTTATATCAATAGCGTCGGACAAAGTTATACTATTTGTTTTTAAAGCTATTTGTATACTATTTTCTAAAGTCATTTTTTCTTCTTCATCTGGCTCTAGCTCTAAGTATATACCAAAATCATATAAATGAATATCTTTAATTTCTTCTAATGTAGCTACGTTATATAAACTTATACTATTAACTAATGATTCATTTAATAACTCAAACTGTAATGAGTCAGCAACTCTAAGAGATATGTTTTCGCAAGCTCTAAGAGTTAAATATAAGCCAGCATCTAATATATGTCTAGTAGCAGTATTTGATTGCGCTACGGCTAACTTCTGTAATCCTAATAAAGCATCTTTATCCGGTTGACTACCGTCTCTCGCTTCATTAAGTCCGGTCACATCTCTTATCATTTGCAGATAATACTGATATGTACTTATTAATGATTGTATCTTAGCCATACCATTAGAACTATTTAGTTCTTGTATAGGTACTTTGCCAGGATTCATATCACCGTCTTGTGTCATTGATCTACCTACAATGCTACCTGTTTGAAAATACATATTTAAAGCTTCCTTTG